CTCCTCCTCGGAGAGACGGTAGGAGATGGGAGATGGGAGATGGGAGTTAGGGGAAAGCAGGGAGCGGAGGTAACTGAGGAGGTAGGTGATGGGGTTCATGGGTTGATGTGTGGGTTGTGTTTGTCGCAGTAGGTTTGAAGGTAGTTGTCGCAGTCGCATCCCTGGACCTGATTGAGGCGTGCGCGGAGCTTTTGGTTCTCGGCCTTTGATGCTTTTAACTCTTTCTGCAACTTGTCTGCGTGTTCCCAGATAGTGCCAGCGGGGTCTTGACCCTCGGCAATGTGAGCGTTTCGCAAGTCCATATATTTCTCCTTCCAAGTTCTCCACTCGGAAGCCTTGGTTGCTAATTGAATTAGCTCCTTGTGAGTTCGACGACCATCGTCGCCCAGTGCGGCTCGGATCTCTTTGACCTCGGCCTGTGCTTTCTCGCCTCGCTCAAGCAAATCTAAAAACGCTTTATGGCGAGACTCTGGGAGCGTTTGGAGTCTCTCGACCTCAGCCGCTAGCTTGTGATTTGTTTCGCTAGCGTCAGCAAGAAGATGATCTAGCCTCTCGACCTCGGCCCTCAACGCAGGCACGCAAGAACAATGGACTTCACGCTCGTCAAAGTGCGGCTTTTCTAAAAGATTGGCGCATTGGGTGATAAGGTGTGTTTTGTCGCTTTTCAGCCTCTCGACCTCGGCCTCTAGCTTCTTGATGCGGTCGGCCTTGGGATCACAGCGGCAGAACATAGGGTTGCCAGCATAGATACTTTCAACAAATGCCCCGCATTTATCGCACCACTTTTGGCGGTTAATCATACTGTGAGTATTTAGACTGGCATCCGTTCTCGGTGTTTCTGATTCTTTTTCTGAGTTCATGAGTTCCATATTTTTGTTCAGTAACTTCCCCCTGCTCTCACGCTGAGGATCTCCCCTTCTATATTCGTCACTCCCGAGAGGCAGAAGTATCGCAGGCAGTCGATGGGATCCTTGAGCGCTCCGGTCTTCCCGTCCGCGCCGGTCCATTCCTTCAGCGCATGGATCGTGTTCTTACACTCCTCGGAGACGTAGAGCCTTGGCTGGTTCATGGCATCGACCGGCTTCCCCGTGTCGTAGTGGAGCCAGTCATTGATCAGGTCGATCCCCTCGTCGATGTTCGTGCCGGGGGTGGCGACGAAGTTCAGGCCGATCTCGGCGCATTCCTCGATGAGCGTGGTCGCGCTCTCGCGGGCGACGGTGGCGGCATTCCCATAGCGGGAATCCATCCAGCGCTCGAAGACTTGCTCTCCCTTCTCCAGTCGCTCGATCTCCTCCTTGTAGCGCTCAAGTCCGAAGCCGAAGCTCTTCTGCGCCGGACCGGCTCGGCCGTCGGCCTTCTTCCCGTCGGGCTCGGCCCATGCTCCCGCGTAGCCGACGCCGTCGATGTAGTCCTGACCGGGCCACTCCCGGTAGACAAAGGCCCTGCCCGAGTCGTCGATCAGGAGCCACATCTGGAACCAGTTCCTCCCTGAGCAGGGATCGACAAACTGGTAGCGTGTCCCCTTGGTCGGGATGCGGCTCTGCGGGATGACATGGACCCGGTCACTGAAGAGGGGGAAGCGTCCGGCGATCGCCTTGGTCGGGACGCCGTAGGCTCGGCAGAGGATCTCGGGGCGGGCGGCCTTCTCCAGCTCCTCCCTCATGCGGGTCCAGCCTGCCCAGGGATTGTTCCGGGTGTGGAAATACAAGACGCTCGCCTTCCTGCGGACGCAGCGCTGAATGACCGGCACCTTCTCATGGCCGGTGAGCGTGCGCTTCCCATCGACATCGCCGTAGATCGGGAGCAGTTCAGCATCGGCCTCCTCGACCGTCTCGGCCCCGGTGAGGTAATCCTTCACCGTGGCGGAGTAACCCTCGACCGGCGTGAATGAGACGATGAGCTTCCCATTCCGGTCAAGCAGTCGGTAGCGCATGGTGGTGAGCCAGTCGAGCGGCACCAGCTCGTCGCACCAGATGATGTCGAGCTCGCCACCCTCGATCGTCGAGACATCCTGAGCGTAGTTGCGGAACCAGCACTGGGAGCCATTCGGAAGGACGAAGGCATTCTCCGAGAATCCGTTCTTCTGAGAGTAGGAGATATTCGTGACCTGAGTCTTCTTGGCGGTCTTCCACTCCAAGGGCATGTTGTGCCAGATGTAGGGCTGCTGCATCTCGACCGAGTTCGGAGCGGTCGTCTGGAAGCACCAGGCACGGGCGCGAGGCTTCTCCACCAGCGCACGCATCACCTCACGGGCGGCCCATGAGGATTTCCCCGAGCGGTTGCCCCCCATGACCAGCACCTCCCGGTCATGCTCCAGCACGGCGCTGGCCCGCTTCCAGTGATCGGGCACGAATCCATGACGGAAGGGATCCTCGCGCTCCTTGCGGATCAGCTCTTCCCTAAGCTGGGCGGCGGCCAGCCACTGATCGGGGGGAAGTGTCGCGGGAGGAACCGGCAGCGCCGGGTGAGGGGTAGGTGTCCAGGATTTGCTCATTTTCTCATCAGGCGGGTCAGGATCTTCTCGATCAGGAAATGCTGGAGGTAGGTGGTGGCCTCCTCGTGCTTGCGCTTCTCGCGGACGCCGCGTGAGTTGAGGATGTCGCGTGCGGCATGCAGAGTCTCATGGGCCAGAATGCCGTGCATCTCGGGGGTGGATTTCCAGTCCGTCAGGAAGATGACGCTACCCAGCTTCTTGGTCCGCACGCTCAGGCCGTCGCTCTCCTTCAGCTCATGGACATGCTTCGGCTTGTCGCATCCCTTCTTGTGAAGCCATGCCAGGGCGCTCCGGTGATCGGCAGGCCAGACGATCCAGCATCCGTCCCGGTAGATGTCAACTTCGACGCGGTGTTCGTTCATGGGTGAGGCGGAACGGTGCGGGGGGAGGGCTGAGTCGAGGGTCGAGCGTCGAGAGTCGAGGGCTTTTCTTTCTTCTTTGCGTCTCTGCGTCTCTGCGCGAAAATCCCATCCCAGTTCTCCCGATACTCCCGGCTGAAGCAGCTCCTCGGGCTGTCACCCTTCCCGGCGCTCATGGCTTGGCCTCCTTGATCAGCCATTGCGCCTCGCCGAGCATGTCCCCGACTCCGGCGCGGTAGCCGAGCATGAAGGCGTGCTCGAAGCGCTCCATGGCGTCGATCACTCCACTCCCCTCGCGGCCGAGATAGCGGATCCCCTCCGTCTTCCAGATCTGTTTCCAGAGCGGATCGGTCTCATCAACCTTCGGACCTAGACCTTCGACCTTCGACTCGGCACCGAAATCCATCGGGATCGTATCCTTATCTCGTGTGATGGCCGCCCTCCGGCGCTTCTCCTCAGCCGCCTTGTAGGCATTTTCCAGCTTCGTGTCCTGTTTCATAGTTTTCTTGAGTTCCTGAGTTCCAGATTGATCCCCTTCATCATTTTCCCAAAGTTTCCACGGGGACGGATGGCCGGTCCTTTTCAGTCTCTCCCGCACCTTGGAGCCCAGCGGCCACCGGCCTGCTGGGTTGACTGCCCGTGGTAAATTCAAATCCCTGATCCCGCGCCTGGATCGCCATGTCGAGGCAGTTCAGGTATCCGGCGGCATCGACGCGGTTATCCCTCTTCGGCTTGAAGGCCTCACGCGCCAGCTTCACGCAGACCATGAAGAGGATGGCATCCTCGGTGGTGAGCGCATGGCCTGTGAGCGAGTTGAAGGCGGCGCTCACCCGTCCGTAGTCATGGGAGGGATGGCCGTAGGAATCATTCCGATCCCGCGTGGTGAGTTGCTCGGCCTCGCTCAGGATGGAGTTGCTCGACTGGCCGGAGAGATGCCCCTCCAGCTCGGCGATGCGATCCTTCAGGGAGGCGATGTAGGCCACATGGGCCGGTGTGAACATGGCTTGTTTCTTTGATTTTCTCATGGGGTGTTGTTGTGATTTAGACTTTTAGACTGAAGGCTGAAGGCTGTTAGGTCAGAGGCTTGGCGTAGCTCCAAAGGAACGGGCTTTCTCCATCCAGTTCTTTCTCCATTTGTCGTTATATGGAGACCCTCCGCCGTGGATCTCAACGAGGTCATAAGCTCCGTCCAGAAGCACTCGTGTTTCTTTGCAAACCTCTCTCAGGTAGGCAATTTCACGCTCCAGTTTCTTAGCAAACTTGATGTCACCTTCAGTGGGCCATGCTGTTTTGGTTGCTGCATAATGCGCATCCGTCCTTGGTGTATCTGACTCCACATTTTCACTTTCTAACTTTTCACTTTTCTCTGTTTCCATAGGCCTAGTGCTTCTGACGCTTCTCTTTGTTGTTGGAGTAGAGCTGCTCGGTGACGTTGTTGAACCGGGTGTATTCGGCCTCGAACTGGAGGTTCACCGTGCCGACGGGGCCGTTGCGCTGCTTGGCGACGATCAGCTCGACCGATCCGTCATCGAGGCTCTCGCCGGTATCCTTGTCCTTGAGCCCCTTCTTGGGCCGATGGAGCATGACGACGATGTCGGCATCCTGCTCGATCTGGCCGCTCTCGCGCAGGTCGGCCAGCTTCGGGGCGCTCCGCTCCTCGGCATTCCTCCCGAGCTGGGTGGCGGCGATGACCGGGACGCCGAGCTCCTTGGCGGTGGCCTTCAGTGCCATGGAGATCTCGGCCACCTCGTAGGCGCGGTTCTCCTGGGCGCGCTTGCTGGTGCTCCGCATGAGCTGGAGGTAGTCCACCACGATGCACTTGACCCCGTGCTTCACGACGGCGCGGCGGGCGCGGCCACGGAAGTCGAAGATATTCAGGCTCGGGGTCTCGTCGATGTGGAGCGGGAGGCCACCGATCTTGCTGGCGGCGACCGGCATGCGCTGCATGTCGCTCTTGTTCATGAATCCGTCCCGGACCCGCTTCAGGTCGAGCGGCATCTCGGTGCAGATCATGCGCGAGGCAAGGTCAACTCCAGTCATTTCCAGTGAGAACACGGCCACGGGAAAGCCAGCCTCGGCCATCGCGGTCGCCCACTGGACCGAGAGGGCGCTCTTCCCCATGCCGGGCCGTCCCGCCACGACGACCATCTGGCCGGGGCGCAGGCCGCCGGTCATGCGGTCGAAGTCGGTGGTCATGGTGGGGAGGCCGACGCATTTTCCCCGGTTCTTGTAGGTGGACTCGATCCCGTCGATGGCCTCC